GGCGCTGTCAAGAGTCTTAAAAGTATTTGACCAAATATGCCCATCATGTCTTTTATAAAAATTCACCCACACGGTGCGCTTCTTGGGAGCCATGAAAAGGTCATAGTTTGACTGACTATTTAAGTAATGAAGCCCATCTTCCGAGCAACTTAATGCGTAATCATTATTAGGTACTGTATATAAAACCCGGTTCGCTTTAGCTAGCTCAGGTGCGTGAGCAATGAACCTTGCATTCATTCCATTACGAGTAATAATCGGATCGCCACGTTTCGCGGCTTCTAAGTCAAATGGTTTCATTCTGTTCTCCCTCGTATTGCTGCGGCGCACTGTATTGCTGATAGCCCTGCTTTGCCAGCAAAATCACACACTTTGGCGCATTGGTCTCGTTCCTCAAGCCTCGCAGCCTCAACCGCCCGAGCGCAATCGTCAAGGTAATCCTTGGCGCATTGCTCTCGCTCATCTTGGCGAACTAGTTCGTAAAACTTTTCTAACGTCACCCACTCATCACGCAAATTAGACTCAACAGTTTTGATCCCGTGTTCCTGTGTTAGATCGTATAGGTAATAGCCAGCCTGTTCAGCAAGTTCTTTGAGTTTCTCGTTCATGCTATATATTCCCAGTCAGTCTTAAAACCAAGTAACNAATAATCAAACCGAATGAAACCCCGTTTAAGAAACATATAAGATAGCTCATTTCCACTCTCCCAACTGCTGATTCACTCGCTGAACAAGTACCGGATCGGCTGGGGTTTCATCTACTTCACTCGGCGGCACATCAAACCAGCGGTAAACCTCTGCTACGCTAAACGCATCCGGCGCCGCGGTGTTCATGCGTAAGCGAGACTCAGCAATCGCCTTCCAATGTGCGGCACGGCGCTCTGATGCCGCAAGCTGTCTTTTTACTGCTTGAAGCTCGGCATATAGACCATCAAATTCAACATTGATTTTTACTGTTAACTCTCCGATATTTTTCATTTCGCTTCATCCTTTGTGATTTGCATTTCATTGTATTTTTGGTCAGTCAAAATTGTCATTTTCCAAATGTTTTTGTACTGCCTTATAAAATTTAGTAACATCTTTTTCGCTTATTGTTTTTTTATTTACTGTCTCGCGTGGCACATATTTCTTGCGACATTCTTGGTGGCTAATGCCAGAGCGTGTCGCTGCCAAACCAGTTACTTTTTTGCAAATTGGGCAAAAAATTGAAAAGTTGCTCATTTTTCATCCTTCGTAATATCCCGCCCATACTTCTTAAACATCTCATGCTTGCCTTTGATCTCAGGCAGCTCTGACGCTGGCACATAGCCGTACTTCTCACGCCATGAGCGCTCGATGTTGGTGGCGGCTGCTGTGGTGTATTCTTCGTTCATAATTTATTCCTTAAAGGTAAGCGGCAGCGAATAGCGCAGCGACAGCGAGTGCAGCACCGATCCATGCCAAAGTGGGTATGCGATCCTGCGCGGTACAGTAAATCGTCGTATCGTGCCAATTGTGGGGAAGTTTGTTGTCGTTCATGTTGTTTGCTCCTGATAGGGGCTTTCGCCCCCTGTGTTAAGTTTAAAGTTTTGATATTCTTTCTTTTGCTGTTCTGTAAGCCCAAGCTGTTGCTTGCTCTTGAGTCTTAAACATTTTGCTACCGCTGGCGAGTACCAAAGTCAGCAAAATTTCCTTTTTCTTTGCGTCCGTTTTGTACCCATGCAGCAAATTCTGTTCCGTTATCGCTAAAGCCAACAATGTACCCAATCTCCCGTTGTGGCTTGTCGAATTTTCCTGCGCCAATCCATGTTTCAAGGTGATTTGTAAATTCGCTCATGTTGTTTCTCCGGTCTGTTAATCAGGTTGGTTAGTGCATATACAAATAGTAAACCCATTTAACAGATATGTAAAGCAGTTTACGATAAAAGATAAAATAATTATTTACCGCAAACCCTTACCGATAGCTTTTTTAAATCGCCTCCCACAACACTTTTGGGGATAGGTTAGAAGATTTAGCAAGCCCGAAGCCTATTTTTTGAATAACCTTATGTTTAGCTGCTGCTTGCATTACCGCTCCCCAAGCCCGTGCATTAGCGGGTGGCAAGACGTATCCTCGTTGTTCGCACCATTCTCGAACGTCCTCGGTAAGGAACGGGTCTTCATGGTGCACCGTATACAGAATTAGTCCATAGTAAGCAGAATCGAACCAATGCGGATCATCGTTCTTTGCACCCTCAACAGCTCGATGTATGCCTAGATCACGTTTCTCGATAGCGTCTTGCATCAGCATGATTGCCTCACTTAATAGTTAAGCGCGTGGATTGTTTGATACGACACCCTGCGATCTCTTGCCCGTCTTTAAGCGCAGTTAGAATCCCTGCCTTATCAACTGTAGGCGGCGGTGGCGGCGCTTGTTTAATCCATTCGCTAGGGATCTGCGCTTCATCGTATACGTCAACGGAAGGCGGGTTCTTTGCTATGCCAATTTTGAAATACGGCGTTTCGATCTTTTGAATACCCGCATTTTCCATTACGAACAGCGTATATTCTTTTACCGCTGCTACACGGTTTTCGATAGCCTTGCGCCGTGCCGACATTTGTTGTTCGGCTTGTTTAATGTTTGCTGCAAGAGCGTCTAAATTTTGAATAAAAAACCCGATGTTCTGAGCCTTAGTTTCTAGCGCACCGGATAGTCCCTCGATTGTGTCCCGTACCGCTTCGGGCGATAAATCCAGATCAGCAAGCTTATCGAGGTCTGATTTATATTCTGCGGCGATTTCGTATAGCGTAGACATGTTAATTTCCTAGTAAAAGTTCTTTATGTCGCTGTTTATGGCAAGGTTGGCAAAGCCATATAACATCGAGTGGTTTGTCATAGTCTTCGTGGTGAGCGAGACTTTTAACCTCTCCGCACCTTACGCATGGTTGACGAACAAGCTCTCCTGATCTTATTGCCCTTCTTACTGCGTTATGGCACTTTATTCTTCGTTTATCAGCTTGTTTCCAAGCCGCTGAAATTGCAGATGCTGCTTTTTGTCTTTCAGGGTTTTTTGCTCTGTCTCTATCGTATTGTCTTATGCGCTCAATATTTTTAAGTCGATGGTTAAGAACATCTAATTTGTTGCAAGTCTTACATTTATTTACATAGCCGTCAGCCATTCGATCATGTTTATAAAACTCATCTAATGACTTGACGGTGTTGCACTTAAAACACTTTTTAGAATGAATCATGTCTTGCTCCGTGTGCGTGATAACAAGACCATTATAGATCCATTCTAATTAAAAGGTATATCGTCATCCATATCGGATATGTTTGCTTGTGGCGCTTGCGGTTGTTTCTGCTGCTTTGGCTGATCTTGCCCACCGTTAGCGTGTCCTAGCATTTGAATTTGATCCGCAATAATTTCTGTCGAATATCGTGTCTGCCCGTCTTTCTCATATTGGCGGGTAGTCATGCGTCCCTCAACGTACATCTGTGAACCTTTTTTCATATACTCGCCTACGACTTCAGCTAGGCGTTTATATGAAACGATGCGTACAAACTCCGCACCCTCTTTGGTTTTGGTTTTCCAGTTACAGGCAAGCGTAAAGCTGCACATTGCATCCCCACTAGTCGAGTAGCGAACTTCAGGGTTTTGAACTAAACGTCCAATAAACATACATTTGTTAAGATCACTCATTATGATTACCTTTGATTTGATTAAAAGTTGTGTTAATTAATTCTGTTTGCTCTGGCGTTGCACGTTTTAATGCACTTTCATAAAACTTAGTTAGCGTGGCTAAGTCGGGGGCTTTTATCATTGCGGCAAAAACCTTATCTAAATCAAGCGGCACGGGTTCCTTTTTTGGCTTTTCGTATTCATGCGTAGCGTCTGCATCTTTAGTATCGTCAATTAGGAATAAGCCGTTTAATGCGTATTTTCTAGCGTACGAAGATGCCGCACCTGTAATTTGCGATGCGTCCATGCCTTTTCGATCTTCGGGTTCCCGTGCCGAGGCGGTTACAGAAATTGTGTTTACCCCATCCGTAAACGTAGCGGTTGTTTCTACGTAAATACGCCCACCAACGTCTTTAATCGTATCGCTAATAGTTACTACTGCTCCGTCTAGTAAAGGCTTTACAGCCTCCAAAATATCCTCGCATGAACGATATTTATATCCTCCAAATTTATTGTCTTGATTTTTAGGGGCTTTTAAAGTTTTCTGAATTTTTTCCAGTTTTGTATAAAGTTCCATTACAGTTCCTTGATTGTGATTAAAAATCTACCGCCAGTTAGCGGCGTAAAAACGAATTCGTTATGATCTGGCGCACCTACTAGCCCTATGTTTTCATCGAACGGAGCTTTAATAAGTAACGTCCTGATATATTCAAGCATTTCGTATTCTCGTTGCTCTTTTTCTAACATCATTTGGTAATATTCCGCTTCGCTCATTATTCGTCTTTATCTAAGATGCCAACGATCTCAACACGCAGACGCTCATACATCGGGCGAATCGCCTCAACGTCTTTGTGTTTAATAATGTAAGTAATTAGGTCTAACGGGAGATCATCCGTAGATAACGCCTCAACCCAAAGAAAACCGCTTATACCATCGGAGTCAATAGAGCGGTTTACGATACAGCTTTCTACTTCTGCTACGGTTGAATACGCTTTACTACCGCCATAAAAAGTCCATGTGTGCATGATTCTGTCTCCTTAGTTGCGAATGATAAAAGTGCCTTGTTGAGTGGCACCAATTAAAACGCCTTCATCATTCAGAAAATCATAAACAAAAGAATATTGTTCTTCCTCGTACTTTGGTAAAACAACATCAAACAAATTTGGCAGGTCTGAAACTTCAATTTCGCTAAAATCACAACACAAGGCAACTACATCCAATTCGTAATCTTCGCCTGTATCTTGTTCACATTCTTCCAGATAGTCGAACAGAACTTCTAATCCGCTATAGGAAAAGTTGTCAGGACGAATTTTTTGGAAGGCGCTGCGGAAGTCATGTAGGGTAACGGTTTGTTTCATTTTCACTCTCCTTGGATAATATTGCGAATGTCACGCTCAAATGCTGTACGACCAGCTACGCCGGATGCGGGTGCATCGTGGCTAAGTGAGTAGCGTTGTTTTGGCATATCGACAAACACTTCTCCAACATCTGTCATAAAGAAAACTTGTGTGAAGTGTTGATCTTGGTAAACGGTAAATTTTGTTACTTGACCGTCTAAAATGACTTGATTGATGGTGTTGATTCGTAGCATTTCTATCTCCTTGGTTACTGGCGTGATTGCCATAAAACAAATATTAAACCCATTTATGCAACAGGTAAACATATTTATTTTTATCAAAAATCGTAAACCCATTAAAAAAATTTATCATGACGTAAGGAAAACGGGTTTACAATAAGGTACGTTTACTATAAGGGTTACTATGACAGATCAACAAATTATTCAGGCTTTTGGCGGTCAAGCTGCATTGGCTAGACTACTTGACATTAAATCTCCGGCAATTTCGTACTGGAAGCGCAAAGGTATCCCGAAACTTCGTGTTATCCAACTTCGTTCCCTACGTCCGGATTTGTTCAATGAAGCAAATATACAGACTGCCGCATCAACGCCAACAGGCGATTGAGGCTATGCAAACCGCCACAGACGGGCTTGTAGAGATTAAGCCTAGAACTAGGTCAACAGATCAAAATTCGATGCTCTGGCGGCTTCTAACGATTACAGCGCACAATGTTCCGTGGAAAGTAAACGGTACGGAAACGCTATTATCGCCCGAAGATTGGAAAGATATATTTACCGCCAGTTTGCACCAAGAAAACCGTATTGCCAGAGGGATTCGTGGCGGAATGGTCATGCTTGGGCGCTCCACCAGCGTTATGAGCGTTCCCGCTATGGTAGAGCTAATAGAGTTTATCTATAGTTTTTTAGCCGAACAAGGGGTTGAGATAGATGTACAGGAACAAGAAGCTATTGGAAATCGTTAGGCAATCACCGTGCCAACATTGCGGAAAACAAGACGGTACGGTAGTCGCTGCACACTCTAACTGGATGCGTGACGGCAAAGGTAAGGGGATCAAAGCGCACGATTATCGAATTGCCGCACTATGTTTTAGTTGTCATTCAGAGCTAGACCAAGGGGCAAAATTGTCAAAAACCGAGCGTATGGAAATGTGGGATAACGCACATAGGCTGACTATTGGCTGGTTGTTTGAAAACGCTTATTTACAAGTAGCAAATTAAGTAGTAAAATTGTTTACTGACATGGCTAGGGTAGCTCCCGAAAAGATGGCATACCTCCGACACCATCCTGCCAATGTCTTTTTAATGTCGGATATTACGCATAGGGATGCGTTGGAGGGTAAAAAATGTATTATTACAAATTCCATATCGGTGACTATAAACGTGCAACCGATCACTTAACAAACGAAGAAGATATTGCATATCGACGTTTGCTTGATATGTATTACGAAACCGAAAAGCCAATTTCTTTGGATACCCATTGGGTTTCCAGACGGTTACGAGTCGCAAAAGAATCTATAGATATTGTTTTAAAAGACTTCTTTGTTGAGACAGAAGAAGGTTGGACACAGACTTATTGCGACAAATCTATTGCTGAATATCATTCGCAAGCAGAAAGAAACCGCAAAAATGGTAAAGGAGGGGGTAGACCAAAGAAAGAAAATAACCCAGCGGGTTCCGAGTCGCATCCCGTTGGTAACCCCACGGAAACCTTAACCATAAACCATAAACCATTAACCATAAACCATAAACCAAATATAAAAGAAGTTGCACCTCCTAACGGAGTGCTTGTAACAGTTTGGCAAGACTTTGTTCAGCAAAGAAAAGCAAAGAAAGCAGTCATAACTCAAACCGCTATTAAAGGGATCGAGCGTGAAGCACAAAAAGCGGGAATTACCTTAAACGATGCGTTACAGGAAATCTGCGCTAGGGGATGGACAGGTTTTAAAGCCGAGTGGCTACAAACAGCAAAACAATCTGAACCAACGTGGGCTAAAGAAAAACGAGAATGGTACGAGGAAGCTAACTGGTAAACGAAAAACTGTTGAAATTGATATTTTTGATATGCAAGAAAATACATTGAGGATTGTAAAATGAGTTTACCAATTGCTGCTATCGAAAGATTGTTTGATCGTTTAATTATGACTTATGGAAGCGAATTTAAAAACAAATGGGATAAAGTCCCTCTCGCTGAAGTCAAGTCTGCTTGGTCATACGAATTATCTTCATATGCTAACAATTTAAATGCTATCGGGTGGGCTTTGCAAAACCTTCCAGAAAAGTGCCCAAACCTTATAGAGTTTAAGAACCTATGTAAACAAGCGCCAAGACTCGCTACGGTTGCGCTAGACGCTCCAAAAGCACCAAGCGATATAGTCGATAAGGAATTGGCGAAAATTGCGCTACAGGCGTTTAAATCGCCCGTAAACGATAACGGCACGGTTGACCATAAACGATGGGCTAAAAAACTTAGGGATCGACACGCTAACGGCGAGAAGTTAAGCGTGATACAAATTAAGTTTTACAAAGAGGCGCTAAACCTTGTGTAAGCATTGCGAAACCAACAGCCACGTATATGCAAACTGCCTCGGTTGTTCTGCTCGTTTAGTTTTATCTGCAAGACCTAGTCGTAAAAATCAAGAAGCAATGTTAAATTATTTAACAATTTATGGTAAATTTAGTCGTGACGAAATTTTAGCCGAGGTCAAACGATGCTCATAATTGATTTGCCTTTCCCGAATAGCACCAACACACATTGGCGAACGGCTAAAGGGCGGCATTACGTTTCACCAAAAGGCGTAGCGTTTCGTCAAGCAGTAGGTATCGCTGTAAAGCTGCACGGAGAAACCGCACCCGAAGGTCGTTTAGAGGTTGGCGTTGTTCTTTACCCACCTGATAAACGAATAAGGGATATTGATAACTTTGGTGGTAAAAGCTTGCTAGATGCGCTTACTTATTCCGGCGTTATTAAAGACGATTCGCTAATTGATCGTTTAGTAATCGAGCGTGGTCCCGTGGTAAAGGGTGGTAAATGCCGAGTGTATTTGTCAGAATATAAAAAACAGGAGACATAAAATTGAATAATAAAACACAGTATAAATACGCTAATGCGCTCACACAGCGCCGTAAGCCGTACTCGCATAATGTAGCTATGCTAAGAGCTATTCAACGGCTTAATCAACAGCCCGTGCCGATTAGCATGACTTCAAACATTCGGATTTGGACAGACAAAGGTGAATGAACAACCTAAAACTATAGGCGATTTACTTTCGCTGATGCTGACCACTATGGAGCGCATTGAGCAAAAGGTCGATTACATTATGTCGGTAGTTGAGTACGATGAAAATGATTACGACGATGCTGATATATCGCCCTATGGTAAAGAACGTGACCCTAATCAACCTTTGTGAGTAAGCAATGTTAAAGATACAAGAAATCCCTATCGGAGATTTAATACCTTACGTTAATAACGCTAGAACGCATAGCGATGAACAAGTAGCGCAAATCGCAGCCAGCATTAAGGAATTCGGCTGGACTAATCCTATTTTAATAGACGGGCAAAACGGTATCATTGCGGGACATGGTCGGTTAGCGGCTGCAAAAAAATTAAAGATAAATTCTGTTCCTGCAATTTGTATAGATAGCTTATCTGAACCGCAACGTAAAGCACTTATATTAGCTGATAATAAATTAGCTTTAAATGCTGATTGGGATTACGATTTATTAAAATTAGAATTAGAAAATTTAAATGAAATTGGATATGAATTAAATGTATTAGGCTTCGATCCAGACGAATTAGAAAAAATTATGTTTGGCGAATCAGAAACGTCTAAAGAGTTAAAAGAACAACAATTAAATTCGACTTACGAAATAGCAGTAGAGTGCGAAAATGAAAACGAACAACAAATTGTTTTTGATATGCTTACTGAAAAGGGATATAAATGCCGAGTTTTAACCATTTAGTAACCGTTAACTATAAGCCAACTTTTCGAACAGAAAAGGTTACAGGGATGTTTGATGTATCTGTTGAGGAAAAACTAACAAAAGAATGGCAAGTAGATTTGCCTATTGAGAATTTAGATTGGAGCGTTGGATTAATTGTTGGGGCTTCAGGTAGCGGTAAGACCACAATAGCTAAACGTGCGTTTAGTGAAAAAAACTATTTTACTAAACATGAATGGAAAGACACTTCATTATTAAATGATTTTGATAAATCGTTAGATGTAAAAGATATTACTGATGCTTTATCTCATGTTGGGTTTGCTAGCCCACCATCATGGTTATTACCGTATCATTGTTTAAGTAACGGTCAGAAATTTAGAACTGATTTGGCTCGACTCATATTAGAAACGGAAGGTTTAATCGTATTTGATGAATTTACATCTTTAGTTGATCGTACTGTAGCTAAGATAGGTAGCTTTGCGGTGCAAAAATTTATACGTAAACGTAATCGTCAATTTGTAGCTGTAACTTGTCACTACGATGTAGCCGAATGGTTAGAGCCAGATTGGGTATACGATGTATCTACTATGACTTTTGAACGGAGGTTACTTCGGCGTCCGTCAATCGAAGTCACGGTGGAGCAAGTGCATCATTCCATCTGGCAAATATTCAAAGGTCATCACTATTTAAGTGCCGATCTTAATAAAGCATCAAAAGTATTCTTAGCTACGATTGAAGGCGAACCTGTAGCGATGACTGCTATCTTGCCGTTCCCTCACCCGCACGTTAAGAACGTATGGAAAGAACATAGAACGGTAGTATTGCCAGACTATCAAGGGTTTGGATTAGGTAATAGATTAAGCGAGATAGTTGGAGATTATCTTATCGCTAACGGTAAAAGGTTTACGAGCGTAACAAGCCATCCATCTATGATCGGGTATAGATACAAATCAAAAAAGTGGGTAATGGTACGAGCGCCAAGTCGAGGATCAAAACCTAATCCTAATGAGAAATCTATAAGTGGTAAAACAAGTATTAGTAGATTAACCGCATCATTTGAATATATAGGCAATGCCAAACTTACCTAATACATTTACTCCAAAGTGGAAACCTAAACCAAAAGAAACTCGAGCAGAAAGCGCAAACTATCGCAAACTCTACAATGGTCAATGGGTTAAACAACGCAAGTATTTTTTAAACACTTACCCGCTATGCGTAATGTGTGAAGCACAAGGCAAGCTTAACCCTGCAACCGTAGTCGATCACATCATTCCGCATAAGGGCAACGAGCAACTATTCTGGGACATACACAATTGGCAACCACTTTGTAAGACGCACCACGACAGGGACAAACAACGAATCGAGCGTAGAGGGGATAGGGGGGGTGTAAAGTAAAATGTCGA